GAGGTCTGTCGTGACGCGGGTGGCGGAGGCGCGGGAACCCCTCATGTGCTAGCACCGGGCCAAAGCCCGATGGCATCCTGGAACCCGACTTCCCAGGGTCACCACCCATGAACGGAGATAGACGTGGCTACGGTCGAAATCAAGGAAGACGAGATCACCGGGGCGCTGACCCGGCTTTCTGCCGCGCTGTCCGACATGACGCCGGTCATGCAGGAGATCGGCGAGATCATGGTCGATTCCACCAAGCAGCGCTTCGCCCAGGGCATCGCCCCGGATGGAAGCCGCTGGGCTCCGAAGTCGCAGACCACGCTGAACCGCTACGGCGCGCGGACCTCGAACCGGATCGACATCCGCCCGCTCTTCGGCCCCTCGGGCGCTCTGTCGTCGCAGATCTTCTACGAGGTCACGCCCGACAGCGTCAGCTGGGGATCGCCGATGATCTACGCCGGAACCCAACAGTTCGGCGCGGCCCAGGGCGCCTTCGGACGGACCTCGCGTAACGGGCCGATCCCCTGGGGCAACATCCCGGCGCGTCCGTTCCTGGGCGTCTCGGCCGAGGACCAGACGAACATCCTCGAGACCATCGCCGAGGCCCTGACCCGGTCGGCAGCACCTGGTTGAAGCCGAAGCTTGACCCGTCGCCAGGGCCGGGTCACGGTAGGCGCATCCCGAACACCACCTGTCCGACCCGGCACCTACAAGCCGTTGTAGGTGTTTCAGGCATTGGCCATCCGCCAGTCTGGCGGCATGAGCACAGTCCCCCAGATCGCCCTCATGGCCGCCATGCCGCTGCCGGAAGTTCCGGAAGGCGCGCAAGTCCCGTCCGAAATCCACCTGGTGCCTGCCCCGCGTGACGGCAAGGTCTACACCAGCGACGGGCGCGGCCCGTATGAGATGAACCGCTCGGCTGCCGAAGTCATCGCGGCAAGCTTCGCGCGCTCCGACAAGATCGAGATCGACATCAACCACGCCACGTACCACGCCGCGCCCAAGGGGCTGCGGTCGGATTCCTATGGCTGGATCACCGCGATGCATGCCCGTGAGGACGGCATCTGGGGGACCGTCGAATGGACGAAGGAAGGCGCGGAACTGGTTCGCAACAAGGCGTACCGCGCGATCTCGCCCGCCCTTCTGGTCGATCCGACCGACAAGAAGACCATCGTCGGGATTGGCAATGCCAGCCTCGTCAACCGTCCCAACCTGCGTGGCCTCGTCACGCTGCACACCGAGGAGACCTCCCGTATGGAAGGCATGAGCAAGATTGCCGAGAAGCTCGGCCTCGCTGCCGACGCTTCGCTGGACCAGATCCTGGCGAAGATCGGCAGCATGGCTGACAAGAAGGCCGACAAGCCCGACGCCGCGCTGCAGTCGGCCCTGACCGAGATCGGCACGACCGTGGGCCTGCCGACCGGCACCCCGGATGCCATCGTCGCCGCCGTGAAGGTCAAGACCGCTGGCGGTGGCGAAGTGGTCGCGCTGCAGTCGCAGCTGACCGCCCTGCAGTCCGAGCTGACCACGCTGAAGACGGCGCAGGCCCGGGCAACGGCCGAAGCCTACATCGACGGCGAGATGAAGAAGGGCCGCACCGGTATCACCGCGACGAACCGCGAGGCGCTGATCGCCCTCTGCATGACGCAGCCCGACCAGGCGAAGACGATCGTCGAGGCGCAGCCCATCGTCGCGCCCTCGGCTGTCGTCCCGTCGGTGAAGCCGCCCGTGGGCGCCGACGGCACGGTCGAGCTGAACGCCGAGCAGCTGCAGGCGATCGAGCTTCTGGGCGTGAAGCCCGACGCCTTCAAGAAAACCCTGGCTGAGGAGGCCCGCTGATGGTTGCGCTGACCGCTGACCGCAATACCCCCGAACTCGAACCCGGCGAGCGCGTCGGCCTTCTGGGGGTGTCCCAGCAGATCTTCAACGGGGCTATGCTGATGCGCAACGCCTCGGGCCACCTGATCGAGGGGGCGACCGCGACCGGTTGCTTCGGCGTCGGCCGGGCCGAGACCCGGGGGGCATCGACCACCGCCGGTGTCACGTCGCAGCGGTACCGCCCGGGCATCTTCCGCTACGCCAACTCGGCCGCCGGTGACCTGATCACCGAGGCCGACCGCGGGACCGTCTGCTACATCGTCGACGACCAGACGGTCGCCAGGACGAACGGCACCAACACCCGCTCGCCCGCGGGCACGGTCGAGGCCGTGGACGCCCAGGGCGTCTGGGTCCGCTTCGATGAAGCCCTCACCCGCGCCATGCTCTCGTAAGGACCCAGCATCATGATCATTTCGCAGGCAACGCTCGACGCCCTTCGCACCGCCTTCAACACCGCCTTCAAGGACGGCCTGGGCATGGCCCCCTTGCAGAAGGATCGGGTGGCGATGACCATCCGCTCCACCACGGCCTCGAACACCTATGGCTGGCTGAACCAGATGCCCAACATGCGGGAATGGATCGGCGCGCGGGTGATACAGAACCTGGCCGAATCCAGCTACGTCATCACGAACAAGCACTTCGAAGAGACCGTCGGCGTCGACCGCAACGACATCGAGGACGACAACCTCGGCCAGTATTCGATGCTGATGACCCGGCTGGGCGAAGCCGCCGCCGCCTTCCCGGAGATCCTGACCTGGAACCTCCTGAAGAACGGCTTCACGACCAATTGCTACGACGGCCAGTTCTTCTTCGACACCGACCACCCGGTGAAGGACGAGAACGGCAACGACACGACCTTCGCCAACACCGACGGCGGTGCCGGCACCCCGTGGTTCCTTCTGTGCACGAACCAGTCGGTGAAGCCGATCATCTACCAGGAGCGGAAGCCCGCGACCTTCGTGTCGAAGGACAAAGAGACCGACGACAACGTCTTCTCGCAACGCCGCTTCGTCTATGGCGTCGATCTTCGCTGCAACGTGGGCTACGGCCTGCCGCAGATGGCCTGGGGCTCGCGCCAGACCCTGAACGCCGCGAACTACGCCATTGCCCGAGCCGCGATCCAGAGCATGAAGGGTGACGGTGGCCGTCCGCTGGGCCTGGTCCCGAACCTTCTGGTCGTGCCGCCGTCGCTGGAAAGCGCCGCGCGGAAGATTCTGAACTCGGAGAACAACGACGCGGGCGCGACCAACGAATGGAAGGGCACGGCCGAGCCTCTGATCGTCCCGTGGCTCGCCTGAGCCTGACGGCGTGATCCAGCTGAGGGGCCGGTGCAGACCCAAGTTTGGTCCGGCCCCTTTCTCGATCACACCAGCCCCCCGCCCCTGACCCGGAGAGAGTGATGTCCCGCAAGAGACCTTCCGCCGCAACTGCCGCAGCCGAACCGACCACGGCCGCGCCGGGCACCGAAGCGCAGACCATCATCCAGGACGCCACCCAGGCGACCCAGCCCGAATCCACGTTGGGGGACGGGGATGCGACGGGGGCGGCGCAAGAAGCCACCCCGGCCACCGCCGCCCCTGAAGCCCCGACCCCCGACGTGGTGAAACCTGCCGCGGAGGTCCAGCGACATGCCGTTCGTGTCATCGGACCGGCTAAGGGCCGCTGGCGTGCGGGCCGGAAATTCGGGCCCGAGCCGGTGGACATTCCCGTGGCCGATCTGAGTGGCGAGGACTTCGAGAAGCTCGAGGCCGACCCCGAGCTGACCGTCGTCCTGGTCCCGATCGAGGCCTGACGAAACCGTGGCGGGGTAGCTCAGCTGGTTAGAGCGGGGGGCTTCGGCCCCTTGGTCGCGGGTTCAAGTCCCGCCCCCACACACCCAACGCCCCCGAGGAGCCCATGTCCTACGTCACCCTTGCCCAGCTGACCGACCGCTTCGGAGAGCAGATGCTGATCTCGCTCACCGACCGGGGCGTGGATGCGCTGGGGGTGGTGGACACCGACGTGGTCGACCGCGCGATCGCCGAGACGGACGCGCTGATCGACGGCTACCTGGCGGGGCGCTATGCGCTGCCCCTGACCACGACCGAGACGCTGCTGACGGGCCTCGCGCAGGCGATCACGATCTACACCCTGCACATCTTCGAAGCCCCGCCGAAGATCGAGGCCGACTACAAGGCCGCGATCCGGCAGCTCGAGCAGCTGGCTAACGGCACGATCAAGCTGACCGCCGCCGGGGTCGAGGCCCCGTCCACCGGCACGACCGGCGTCCAGATCACCGACCGCGAGCGGCCCTTCACCGAAGCGAACCTGAAGGGCGGGTTCATCTGATGCTGATCGAGGATCTCATCCAGCGGCTGAAGGAGCGGGTGCCCGACCTGTCGAACCGGGTCGAAGGTGCCTTGAACCTGGCCGAGCTGATGGCCCA